AGAAGTAATTTTTGCAGCCAGTGTTTTATATCAATTAAGTGGAACAGATAAAATATTTCCAGCTATCTATAAGTTAAGTTCTACAGGTGTAGCAGAAGATTCTATGGATTCTGTTATAAGGATTTTACAAGCTAAAAAAATAACTGGAAGGACTTCATATAATATAAAAAATGGAAGCACAAACGTAGGAAGTGCATTAACTTCTTATGGCTATGCAGGTCATTTAGATGACCCATTTTCACCTACTAACGATATAAATTTTGGAGCACCACAAGAGATATATTTATCTGCTACTACATATCCAGCTACTAATTTATTTGCAGCATACTATTCAGATTACATAGCAGAGATTACTAGTGAATATAGTAAACTACTTACATGTGATATACTTCTTAATTCCTTTGATATTCAAAATCTAGACTTTGCAAAGTTTGTTTATATAGACAACGTTCTTTATAGGCTAAATATAGTAGACGCATATAACCCTATTAACTACACAACAACTAAAGTAGAACTTTTAAAAGTAATTGATAAATGAGTGAACAATTAAATTATAATATAAATATTAGCGGTAATGCTAACGAATCTGTAGGCTCTTTAAAAAAGCAATTAAGAGAAGCTACTGCAGAGGTTGCTATTTTGTCTGATAAGTTTGGTACTACATCAAAAGAGGCTATTGAAGCGGCGAAAAGAGCAGCAGAGTTAAGAGACAGAATCGGAGACGCTAGAGCATTGACAGAGGCATTTAATCCAGATGCTAAGTTCAAAGCATTGTCTGCTTCATTATCTGGAGTTGCTGGTGGGTTTGCTGCCGTGCAGGGTGCTATAGGTTTGTTTGGTACTGAATCAAAAGAACTAGAAAAACAACTTTTAAAAGTTCAGAGTGCTTTAGCTTTATCACAAGGTTTGCAATCTATCGGGGAAAGTATAGATAGCTTTAAACAACTTGGAGCAGTAATACAAAGTACAACATTATTTACTAGAGCAAATGCAGCGGCTAATACTTTAACGGCTGCTACGATGAAGGCTTTAGGAATTGCAGTAGACACAACTGCAACATCTTTTAAGGTTTTAAAAACGGCTATTGCTGCAACAGGAATAGGATTAGCAGTTATTGCTATCGGTGAATTAATAGCTGCTATTTCTAGTTATACAAGTGCAGCAGATAAGGCAAAAGAAGCACAAGACAAACTAAACGAAAGTATAAAGAAGGGAGCAGATGATGCCTTAGAAATTGAGATTGCCAAGATTAATCAAACAGGTGAGTTATTAAAAGCAGAGGCTAAGTTAAGAGGTGATAGTGAAAAAGAAATAAACGAAATTGAACAAACGACTAGAAGACTTAGAATAGCTGCTAGAAATAGATATAATAAAGAAGTTGCTAACATTGATACAGAAGCAGCTAGAAAGAATCAAATAGCTATAAAATCAGAGCAGGATGCTATACGTTTAGCTGATATAAACTTTCAGATTTCTGAAAAGGAAAGAAGAAAGAAAAATAATGAAGCTAGATTACAAGAGGACATAGAACAACAAAAAAAACTAGAAGATATAGCTAAAAGAGTTAGACAAGCTGGATTGGATTTTGAGAAAGTTCAATTAGAAAATTCGGAAAAAAAGAAAAAAGAACAAGAGGAACAAGCAAAGAAAGATACAGAGGATGCAGATAAAAAAGCAGCAGATGATTACGAAAAAGAAGTAAAAAGATTAGATGATTTAAATGCATTAAGAAATAAAAATTTAGAAAAAGAAAAGTTTATACAAGATGAAGAATTAAAAGCAACTGTAGCTTTACAAGACGCAAAGTTTGCTGCAGCTAGTGCTGGTCTGAATCTTCTAGGTGCATTAGTTGGTGAAAATGAAAAAGTAGCAAACGCTTTATTTGCTGTAGATAGGGCTTTGGCTATTGCTAAAATTGTTATTGATACACAAAAAGAGATAGCTGGTTATTCAGCAAATTTAACTTGGACTGCATTACCAGACGGAGGAGCATTAATTAAATCTAAATATATTTTAGCCGCTAAATTAAGGGCAGCTGCAAGTATAGGTACTGTTGCTGCTACTACTATTGCTAAATTTAAAGGAGGTGCTGCTGCAACTAATTTTGGAAGTGGTGGTTCAATAAGTACATCTGGAACACCAATTATTCCTACACAACAGGCACAGCTAACCCAATTAAATCAGCAATCTATTAACGCTATCGGTAATAGTGCTATTAGAGCCTATGTAGTCGAGACAGACATTACTAGCAATCAAAAAAGAATACAAGCTATAAAACAAAGGGCAAGGTTTAGTTAAAAAAGGGAGTACTCCCAATTATTGCCCCGATTATTTTTAAGTGATAAATAACGGATTAAAGTAACATTTAGGATTATGGATTTACCTGTATATGAACTAATGATAAGCGATGATTTACAAGATGATGCAGAGGTAAACTTTGTTTCTCTTGTAGACAGACCAGCTATTCAAAAGAATTGGAACGCTTTCAATCATAAAGTTAAGTTTAACACAGATGAAGAAAAGCGTGTTATTTCTGGTGCTATTATGTTGGCAGATACTCCGATTTTTAGGAGTGATGTTACTCATGGCGATTACTATGTTGTATTCTCTAAGGAAACTATTTTTAAAATAGTACAGAGGTATTTTAAGAAAGGTTATCAAGCTAACGTAAATATCCAGCACAATCAGAACGAGCAGCTAGAAGATGTTTATTTGTTTGAATCTTTTATTAGTGATAAGGAAAGAGGTGTTATGCCAATGAAAGGTTTTGAAGATGCTCCAGATGGTTCTTGGTTTGGTTCTATGAAGGTAGATAACGACTATGCATGGAATGAGGTTAAAGAAGGAAATATCAAAGGATTTTCTGTTGAGGGAGTATTTGAATATGCAAAGGCTGAAAGGAAAGAGGATAGGATTTATAATGAGATAAAGAAAATTTTAGCACAGGTTAAGTGATAACTATTTAAACAAATAAACATATAGTAATATGAATCCGAAAGAAGCAATTTTAAAGATTAGGGCATTATTTGAAGATATGCCAGAGCCAATGCCACAGGATGAAGCAAAGGTAGAAGAAGAAAAGGTAATGATGGCTGAATACGTTTTAGAAGACGGAACTAAAGTAATGATTTCATCTCTTGAAGTAGGTGGTGAGGTTGTTCTTGAAGATGGTTCACCTGCTCCAGATGCAGAACATAAACTTGCAGATGGTCAAGTTATCGTAACTGAAGGTGGCATTATCAAAGAAATTAAAGTAGAAGAAGAACCAGCAGTAGAGATTGAAGTTGAATCTAAGAAAGATGAGAAGATGGAAGAAGTAGAAGCTAAACTTTCTGCTTTAGAAGTTGAGAACGAATCTTTGAAGGCTAAACTTGCAGAGGTTGAAAGAAAGGCTGCACAAGGTTTTTCACAGGTAATTGAGTTGATTGAAGAAATCGCTAAAGTACCACAAGCAGACCCAATGGAAAAAGCACAGTCTTTTAAATTTGAATCTACAAAAGACATCAAGTTTGACAGATTAGCTAAATATCGCAACGCAATTTTAAACAATAAAAACTAAGAAAAATGGCATTTAATGTTTCTGCACTCGCAGACTACACAGAACAGAACGAAGCCCTACTTGTAACAAGTGCGGTTCTCGGTGCTAAGACTGCCTCTCTAATCAAGAGTGCAGGAAACGTGATGGTAGGAGTTAAATCTTCTGAAACCATCAATATCATGGATACAGATGCAATCTTCCAAAGTGGTGCATCATGTGGTTTTAACGCTTCTGGTTCAACTTCTTTCACACAAAGAACTGTAACCGTTGGTAAAATCAAAGTTAACGAATCTCTTTGTCCTAAAGACCTAGAAGCTAAGTACCTTCAAAAGGCTTTGCCTACAGGTTCTATGTACGATTCAATTCCTTTTGAGCAAGAGTTTTCTGACAAGAAGGCTAAGCGTATTGCTGCTCAATTAGAAACTGCGTTGTGGCAAGGCGATACTTCAAGTGTGAATGTTAACCTCAATAAATTTGATGGCATATTGAAGTTGGTAAATGCTGCTGCAGGTGTTGTAGATGCTAACGTATCTGCTTACATCTCTGGTGCTCCTTTGGCTTCTATTACTGCAGCTAACGTAATCTCTATCTTTGATGGTGTTTACAGAGCAATTCCTGCATCTATCGTAAGCTATGACGATGTAGTTATCTTCTGCGGTATGGACACATTCCGTACTTATACAGTTGCATTGAAGAACGCTAACATGTTCCACTACACTGTAGACGTAAAGGCTGACAATGAGTTTGTATTGCCGGGCACTACAATCAAAGTTATCGCAGTTCAAGGTTTGAATGGTACTAACGATATTATCGCTGGTAGACTTTCTAACTTCTTCTTGGGAACTGACCTTTTGAATGAAGAAGAGAAATTTGAAATCTTCTACGCTAAGGAAGCAGACCAAGTACGTTTTGTAAGCGAATTTAAGATGGGTATCAACTTCGCTTTCCCTGACGAATTGGTTAAGTTTGTTGTATAAATAATATAGGGGGTGAAATATCCCCCTATTTTTTAACTTTATAAATTATTCAAAATGGCTTGTGCACTTACACAAGGTTACGTTCTAGATTGCAAAGATTCACTCGGTGGTATTACTGAAGTGCTATTTATTGCTAAAGCAGACGTAACCGCAACTACAGAGGCTTCTGGTGTTATCACAGCTATTACAAAGTCTGCTGGTAAGCGTTTCTACAAGTACGAACTTGTTAAAGAAACTTCTAACTTTGTTGAGAACGTTAACGCTTCTGTAGAAAATGGTTCTATTTTCTATCAGCAAGAATTGACAATCATTCTTAACAAACTACAAGCAAATACTCGTAATGAGATTTTGCTTCTAGCACAGAATCTTTTATTAGCTATCGCAAAAGATAACAACGGCAAGTATTGGTACTTAGGACAAACAAGAGGACTAGACATTACTGCTGGTTCTGGCGGTTCTGGTACTGCAATGGGAGACAGAAGCGGATATACTTTGACCTTCACAGGAAAAGAACCTGCTCTTGCTCCAGAAGTTCAATCTTCAATTATAGCTGGTCTATTATCGTAAGCAGTTGGTTTAGTATAATTAGCCCTTGCAAGTGCAGGGGCTTTTTTTGTTAATTACCTTTGGTTTCAGCATTTATATAAGAATGATACAATTAACTAAAGGAGTAACGCAATATATCTATTTAACCTTAACGGAAAAGCAAACGTTAACGAATCCTAATTATCTATTCGTATTTAAAAATAGGTCTACTAATACAGAGGTAAAGTTTGTATTATTGAACGCTGCTGACGTATCACTATATAAAGATAGATACAATAAATTTAGTATTAAAGTAGATAAATATTTTCCAAGTAAACCTAGAGGGCAGTATTCTTATTTTGTTTATGAGCAGACAAGTGCTACAAAAACAGATACTGCAGGATTAAATGAATTAGAGAGTGGGATTATGTGGTTAAATGACGAGGAGAATGTTTATACCGAATATCAAACTAATGATACTTTTAAAGTAAGACAATGAACGGAGAAAATTTTATATTAGTTCAATTTGCAGAGGCTAAGCAACCCGAATACAGAGAGAAGAAGAAAGAGGGTTATATGGAGTATGGGGAAAAGAACGACTATCCTTTGTACTTGGTTGAGTTATTTAACAAGTCTGCAAAGCACAACGCTATTGTAAGAAATAAAGTACACTACATCTGCGGTAATGGTTGGACTGGTAATGAGCAGTTTATAGAAAAGCCTAATAGGTCTGAAAACTTAAACGACCTAACTAGGAAAATCTCTATGGACTTAGAGTTATTCGGTGGCGCATATATTGAGGTTATCTGGGGTTTAGGTAAGGTGGCTGAAATGTGGCATATTGATTACACTAAAATACGCACAAATAAAGATAACACGCAATTCTGGTATAAAGAGAACTGGAAGGATTATAAAGAAAAGCTAGAGTTTGTTTATCCTGCTTTTAATCCTAAAGTACCACAAGGCAAACAGATTATCTATCTAAAGGAATATAGACCGAATATAGGCGTTTATTCTTTGCCTGTATACTTTGGTGCTCTTAACTATATTGAAAGTGATATAGAGGTATCTAAGCACGTTCTAGGTAATGCTAAGACTGGGTTTAGTGCTAGTAAGTTAATTACCCTTCCAGATGGTACACCTTCTAGAGAGGAACAGAACGAAATCCACAGGAAGTTTAAAAATACCTATACTGGCTCTGACGGAGTTAAGTATATGTTGTCTTTTGTTAATGATGCTTCTAGAAAGCCTATTGTAGATGATTTAGGACAGAGTGATTTAACTAAGGAAGACTTCGGTAGGGTAGATGAGTTAATTCAGACAAACATATTCTCTGGTCACCAAGTTACTACTCCTTCTATTTTCGGTATTGCTGTAGCTGGTAAGCTAGGAACTAGAACTGAAATGAGAGATGGCTACGAAATTTTTAAAAGCACCTATGTAACTGGTAAGCAGCAGTTTTTAGAATCGTTTATGAACACAATGGCTGGTTATTTTGGCTATAGTGAAGAAATGAGAATTATCCCTACCGAACCTATCGGTATAGAATTTAGCGAGGCTACAATTAAAGAGGTTGCACCTAAAGAGTGGATACTTGAAAAGTTGGGTATTGATATGACTAAATACCAGCCTGTTGAGACTTCACCAGAATTAGCACCTGTAGAGATGCAAGACGCTTATTCTGTTTTTTTTGAGTTTGGAGAGGACAAGTCAAACTTTGAAATTTGGAAGCAGAAGTCTTATTTTGAGGACATAGAGTTATTTGCAGATGTAACACAATTACAATCTGATGTTCTAGACTTAATAAGCAAGGATAAAAGAATAACACCAGAGGTCATTGCAGACACTTTAAAAGAAGATGTAGGAGTTATTAAGAGAATCATTACCGCACTAGAAA